GCAAACTTCATAGGTACAAGGCCCCCGGTGACTAGCGGTAGTAGGGGAATAGGCGCGGATGCTTGCGTAGCAGCACCGGCCGTGGCCTGTGGCTATTCCCGTGCATAGAGTCATCTTGAATTTAGATGAGAAGATTACCTGCAATTAGGGGGAATTGGAATAGATCAGGTTTTTTGGTCTGCACATGAAATTATAAACCTAGTGTAATTACCACACCACATGGCAATCAAAGGTTTAGCCCAGACTTCCAGTTTAATTACAATTGGATTTAGCAATACAGAAAGTGCCGCGAACACATTTACCCAGGCTAGAGTTGATTTACAACTTAACCCCCTGGACAATGAAGTGTTTGTAGTTCAAGCAATTAATTTGGACCCGATCGCTCCTGACGTCGTCCCTGGTGTCAGCACACAAACCAATTGCAGTTTGACCAGTACATCGGTGACTTCAGTTCAATCCCTGGCAGAGAGTTCTTGCATGGCAACCGCTGTGATGGACATTCGCACTCAAGTTGCATTGGCAGCTGCTTCTGCTGGTGTTCCCTTTACTAGAACAAGTATGGAGACTCCACCAGCCGCGCTCGAATACATAGCAATAATTGCAACAAATGATTTCTTCACCCAGATCCAGGGCACATCCAATGCTAACGCAAAAGGTGTTACTGGCAAACTATACGGTTTTAGAGCTAAGGCATCGGCCAGCATCTACAGTGCATTGGTCCAATCCGAGTTACTATCTGCTTGAATGGGGGGTTAAACCCTGGTTCGAATACATGGTAATTACTGCGGTCCTAATTGGACGGGTGGTAAACCGTATGCTGCAAACGATTCGAGAGTTGACTGGACGGTAAAACCGGTTGACGTCTTAGATCGCGCATGTCGAGTTCATGACCTGGCGTGTTCGAAGAACGGATGTTCGGCAGCCGACGATCGGAGATTAGCCAGGAAAGCAGCTATGATCGGAATCTTTAATCCACGCCTGGCACCAATAGCCAGGGCGATCTCAATCGCGATGATGACGGCATCATTAACCAGGGGGAAATAAAATGGCAACTGTAACATTAACGTTAGAAGAATATGAAGCTCTACGATCTCTAATATCGTCAGAGCGTGAAAGCGAAGGTGCAACTCTTGCAGCATCACCAGTCAAAAAGAAAAGAAAGAAGGTTTCAAAGTACTCCAGGGAATTTGGAATTCAATTAAAGAAGCTTGTCAAGAAACATCCGCGGACGAAGGTTACAAAATTGATGAGCCAGGCTCATCGAAATACAAAGAAGGCGATGAAATGATTCCAACGATACAATGCCCTCATTGTAAAAAGAAGTTCGAGTCTAAGATCGTCTGGTTAGAGCACATGAAGAAAGTGCATAAGAAGCCTTAACTCGAACACATCTTCCACACTTCTTAGATCGAGAATTCGTTGAAACTCGAGAACCACAAATAATGCAAGCTTTAGAAAATGATTTTGTTGAAAACGTCATTTGTACTTTCATCCTTTCACTTCCATGCAAAATGAAGTGTTGCAATCCCTGCATTCGAATACAACTCTAATTCCCCAGGCACACAAATCCGGGGTTCCTTTGATTCCTCCACATTCACAAAGGAAATTAACCTCTTGACCAGGGGCGAAAGTAAATTGTGCCTTCATTGTTTGTCCAACTCCCTGCTTAAATCATCGACCACTTTGACGTATTGCTTGATTGCAGACCGCGCTTGGGTCAAATCCTCTTCTAATTGCATTAGTTCGCGTGCTACTCGACGTTCTGCATGGAGTTGTAACCTGATCCATTGGCTGAAGTTCTTCTTCCGCTTAGCTAGTTCCCACGTATTGGCTGATAATGAGACGTTTATTGGTCGCATATCCACTTCGACTATTCCTTTCGCCTTAAATCTATGCGCACGCATGACCCATGTAGGTGCAAACTTCATAGGTACAAGGCCCCCGGTGACTAGCGGTAGTAGGGGAATAGGCGCGGATGCTTGCGTAGCAGCACCGGCCGTGGCCTGTGGCTATTCCCGTGCATAGAGTCATCTTGAATTTAGATGAGAAGATTACCTGC